CCAACTGTGGGGAACGCCGCCGATATTTAATCGGGGATGTCTCTGCTAGTATGGAGATTCATTCGATCTAACCTTTCAGCATATTAATAATGCCGAAATGGTGTGTTGCACGGAACTTAATTTGTTCCACATGTTTCTCGCGTTTTGAAAAATTTATTTTTCGCGGGATTTGTGGGAAATTAGGCCTTAAAAGATTCTTATTAGAAGGGGTTGTAGGTACTACATAATCTCCTTTTGGATCATGTATTACTTTGACACCTCCTAAGTAGGCTCTTTTAAGGTCTCTTTCGAGATAACGTATACGCAACATACTACCTTCAGTATATTCATTAATTGCGGTTTGCATGACCGACGGTGAGTGATCACTCAATCCCGACGATTTCCTAAATTCTGCAGAAAAACGTTCTGCGTTCAGTAGAACAGCAGCTTTAGATTCGTCCAACAACTTCTGAAAAGACTGTTGAATAAGAATCGTGGCAGCTTGCCGGAAGGTCTTCATGACTTCTACATGCCTGTCAGGTTCGCCTACTTGTAGGAAGCAGTCGCTACGGCCGGTGTGGTTTAATACAAATTTAACTAAACTCTCCACCGAAATATCTGTACCGTAAGGGATAGACATAAGAAGTATACACCTGTTGAAACGTTTCCGTGAAACTTTAAGTAGTTTCCGAAAGCACAACGGGAGATCAAGACCGCTTTTGTAACCTCTAGTGGCGAGTGTTCTCCACTCCATGGCGAATACCTCAGGCATATTACGGCTGGCCCATAAGGCAGACGTGTATGCTCCGGTAATCTCATGGCCTTGGAAAAACACCCGTTTGGCAAACTCAAAACCAACAGTGGAAACATTGTTAGTGTAAGGTACGCCTAATTCCTCTAGAAGTTCGCAGTATTTTGTATAGGCTGGGCGATCAAAGATTACAACATCATCACCGAGTATTAAATATTGTCCTCGGGATTTGTTACGACCTTTGAAAGCCGCCCACACAATTCTGTGGTGAACATAGGCCATAAATGGCCAGGAAGATAGTGCCCCCATGGGCTGTCCGGTGTTGTACCGCACAAAATTCTTTGTGGGTTGGTCGGTTTTCCAAAATTTTAATACTGATTTTGGGACACTGAAGTCTCTATCAAATACTGAAACCCAAGCGTCACCTAGACCGGAACACATATCATTACCTGCATCCCTATATAATTCTTTAGGAATGGCATCAGAAGCATTGCTTAGATCTGCATAACCGTAAAACGTATGTCCACACGAATATAGATTTTTCGCTATTTGCGGAACTTTGTCATGGTGAAATGTACAATCCTCTGGAATGTCCTTTAACATATTCATAAGGACTTTATGAAAAGGTCGTAGTAATGTTTGCGTGAAAGAGTCGACCATTGCGAAAACGCGTGGTTTAAGTTTTCCACCTTCAAAGGTGAGAGAAATCTTACCCTGGAAGAGTTGGCGATTTGAATCTACCAACGGTTCGTAAGGTTCGAGTTTCTCCTCAAACCAATCATCAATAGGCCCAGAATAAAATATAGAAGAAAAGTTGAAAAGCTTTTCTTCCATGGGGCTACCAAGTATGGCGGCTCTATCGTAGGGAAAAGAGAAAAATGAGATCCCGTTAGGTCCTGACTTCATAGACACTTCGAGTTGGGGTGTAGGCGTGGTCACTACGACACCCTCATCTGGGTCTTCAAGAACAGATCCTATAACGGGTTTTAACAAATGTTTCGATCTCAGTTTTGCCTCTTCTCTAGTTTCTTCCCGGATATATTGTAAAGTATCTGGGTTGAACAATGGGGGGGATGTGATCGATGTTAGATTAGTAAAGGTAGGGATGGTTATTAAGCGTCGCAAGCTACAAAGTGTAAATGCGAACCTAATGGACTCAATGTCATTATGGTTTAGTACTTTGCTCTTAAGCCCAAGACCAAGCCATCTGGGCCACTGGTCCTTATCCTTTCCAATGCTTATCTTCTCGTGTTGCAGTGTAAGCCCTTGTTTAAAAACAAGGTTTTCTAAGCTCTCATGGGATGCTTTTAGGTACCGTATTACGAATTCAGGTCCTTTTGACTGGTATAAGTGGTATATGTATTTAAGTTTATCTTGTATGAGATTAGAGCTTACATCTGGAAATAATACTGGCAGAGTTGAAACTAGCATCCTGTTAAATTCTTTTAAATTTTGAAGATTTTTAATAGTATGCTTCGACTTTGTGATCATTCGAGTCGG